CAGCAGTTTCATGTCTATTAGATACTGCTTGTTTTCCAAAGTGGTCAGTTTCAGCCGGGAGCTGCAGTCCTGCATATAGTTCTTGATCAGAGCAGAAAACAGGATATCTGGATCTTTTGCTCCTTGTGCCAGAAAGTCACGTTCCCATTCTACAGCCTCTTTTTTGGTAGAAAAGCCTCTTTTGCATTTATGCTGGCGCTTGCCAAGCCAATCTTCATAGTAAAAATTGGCATACCATTTTGTCTTTCCATCTTTGGTGAAATACTTATAAGCCGGCATCTGAACCCTCCATTACTAAACAAATGTGTCAAACAAATGTAATCAACAAATGTTTGACAAAAATGTTGAATATAGATATAATGTACTTAACAAGAGAGCCGTTGGTCAGCGTACACCTGACCGCCGGATAAAACAATAGCTAAAAATAGCGCCTTATCTTACCAGGACGAGGGCGCTATTTTTTATGCATTAAATTGATAACAAGAGTTACAACTGCACAAAGCATAATTACAAAAGTAAATAAATCACCATATGTAACCATCAGCACCAGCCTCCTTTCACAAAAGTGTCCGGCGGCTGACATAACACCCCAACGGTTCCCCAGTTAAATATACTATTCTGTTTTTTCTTCTTCCATATTCTCCATCATTCCCAAAAAGATACGTTTTCCCTTCTTGGATAACTGACGGTACCGCAGGATGATATCCTGTTCGTCTTCTGAAGCAATGGCACAGCTGTATTCAGAATTACCCACAAGGTAATCCATAGAGGTGTCGAGGGCTTTTGACAGGCTTGCAGTGGCATCTATTCCAGGAACAGTCTTTCCGGCCAGAATGTCACAGCAGGTTTCCTCTGTCAGCGTTGATTTTTTGATCAGGTCCGGAAGGCTCATCTGCAACTGAGCCAAACGGGCTTTTGTTCTTGCTTGCACTGCGGAAACTTCTTTCGGATCCGCAACAGCATATCTTGAAGTAGTCCGGCCAAGAATGTAATCTGCTGGCACACCGAAGCATGCAGCACTGCGATTAACAAATTCTGTTGATGGGAAAGAATAGCCTCTTTCGACATTCGATACTACTTGAGCAGAAAAACCTATTGCTTTTCCAAACTCGGATTGTCGCAGATCAGCCTCAGCCCGCAATTCTTTTATTCGTTCACCAATTGTCATAAAATCTCCTTGATTAGTTTGCCGGTTCATACTCGTATCCGCTTTCGGAAGCCGATATATAACCTAATGGAGTTGTCACACACCCTTCATCATCTAATTCGCCATATGTTCCAAGACCGGTGAAAGAATTGGAAAATACTATTCCAGTTCCGTCATCACATATTATAGAAAACCAGTTATATCCACTATTTTTTATTTTGTTCTCGAGAAAAGTTGCGTATCCGTTTTCTGAAATCTGCGACAAGACTTCTTTAGGTATAACAATATATGCACGCTGTCCAATTACATCAGTACCATTTCCGTTTGTTACATCAGCACACATTATAATAGCATTTAACAATCGCTGATCGTTTTCGTTGTCTGTAGTTGAAACAGAATCTGAAGACGGAGTGTCTGAATCAGAAGTAGCTGCATTACTGGAAAGCTGCTCTTTTAACGAAGCATTTTCTGCTTTCAACTCCTCAATTTGTTTCTTTAATTCTTCCACTGTTTTCAATAGTTTTGTGTTTTCAGCTCCCTGGATCTGATCTGGTGCTTGAGAAAAAGCGTCTTTTTGAATTTGCAATGGATACGAAGTACCCGTGCCAAATGGAAATTCTGAAAAAGTTGTATTTAATACTTGAAAATCGTTTATTCCATAATCTGTTAAATCTTGTTCTCTGAAATGAAATTTAGCAACTCCTTTTTTTCCCGCAGCTATACAAGTGCCCCCAGAATATATGGTAATTTGAAAACCATCTATGTCTGAACCGTCTAAGCCAAAGTTAAAATCATGATCTGAATGATTTTGAATCATAAACTCTATTGCGTAATTCCCTCTTTCGTAAAAAATACGTTGTACATTTACTGTGTATTCTTCAGTATCACAAATTAGAGAAACAGGAGATTCGGCATCTATTCTTATGGCTTCATTGTCTGCAATCGTAGATGCAGTTTCAGAAGCAGCGTATACAAAAAGATTGTTTGAAATAAAAATATTTGAAATAAGACTACTTGCCAAAATGATAGCAACTGTTTTTCTTCTCATATGTTTATTTCCCCTTCCTGCTCCGGTACCACTCGAAGCTTATTATTTTGCTTTCTTAAGAGGTTCGACAGTATCTTCCTCCTGTCGCTTTAAACATTTTATGTACCCCTTTAATTCACCTCGAAATTCCAACTGCGCATCATGTGGAAGTTGGTGAATCAATGCTAACCATTCGGAATCCTCAGAGAGAACATCTTGCTTTGAGCTTCTTTCTTTGCCCGTAAGCAAATAATCGCTTGACACACCTAAAAATTCACAAATTGGGATTATCATTTTTGCAGGCGGATCAGTCCCTCGATTTTTCCAATTGGTCATAGTGCTTGTGTTTATCCCAATAGCCCGACATAAATCAGTGGCTGTCAAAGACTTTTCTTCAAGCAACGATAAAATACGCTGAGTGATCATACAATCCTCCAAAATCCCAAAATGTGAAAAATACGGTTGACAAATTCACAAATTGGGATTAATATTAAAAATGTAATAAACAAATGTTTAATGCAAAACAAAAAAAGAGAGAGTTACATCGATGATAAATCGGAGAGCAATGCTTTGTTGTTTTCTTCAATCATGGCCGCCACAGCAATGATAAGAGCCTCAGCAGATGCTTCCGACATAACAGTGTTTCCGGCAGGAATACCGTTTCTTAATAATTCAGAAAGAATCCGGCGGTTTTCGTCACCATAACGTTTAAGCCCAATTCTTCTGAGATTATCAATCCAATTATCCATGATAACTCCTTTCTGATTATTTTAATGCAATCGCAAACAAATGTAAACAACAAATGTAATAAACATTTGTTGAAAACGGAGGTGATATTTTGAAGCGAAAACTGTCGCCATGGTGCAAAGAAGTAAAGAAAACCTTAATCGACAGAGATATGTCTGTCACGGAATTGTGCGGTGAAGTTGGGATGTGCAGGAACTACGTGACAACTACCATAAATGGAAGAATGTATGCACCTGCACTTGCTGAAAAAATCAGCAAGGCTCTGGATATCGATACAGAGTACACAATTTAATTACCATAACTTGATTATACAGCTTATAGAAGGAGAGAAAAATGTCGAAATTTGCTACGAAAGCAGCGGCTAATATGTTTTGCCAGGCACGATATGAGGCGGCAAAGTCAAATGAGCGTCTGAGCAGCAGAGAAGGTGCTGCGGAAGAAATAGGAATTGATCGTACAAGGCTAGCCAGAATCGAACTTGGGAGCACGATACCATATCAAGAGGAAGTTCTTCTGATGGCTGACTGCTATAAGGCACCGGAATTGAAAGGAAATTATTGCCGGGAGATGTGCCCGCTTGGAAAGAACATGCCGAAGATAGAGAATGCAGGACTGGATAGAATCAGCCTGAGAATGCTTTCTTCTTTAAAGAAGATAAACGAGGCAAAGGAATCACTTCTTGATATTACGGCAGACGGAATTATCTCAGAAGAGGAAAAACCGGAACTGAAAAAAATCATTCAGACATTGGACGAAGTAAATGAGATCACGCAGAATCTGAAAAATTGGGTTGAGAGAAATCTGGAATGAGGTGCTTGGTATGGAAAATGCAAACGGTGTAATCAAAAAGCTTACATCTGCGGAACGTTCTTACTATACAGCCGCTGAGGTCAGAGAAATGATGGGCGTGAGCAGGGATACGGCATATCGCATGATACGCTCCCTTAGGTCGGACCTGATAGCCGATGGACAGCTTGCCAAGGGGTATCCGTCAGGGAAAATCCCCAAAAAGGCATTTAACAAATTATACATGATTGAATGAAAGGAGTGGATACGATGGCTTTTTATAGAATCTGCCCGGATTGCGGAGCGTATCTGGATCCGGGAGAACAGTGCAGTTGCCACGAAGAACACCTGATCGAAATGGAAAGAAAAGAAAAAGCAACTGCATTTGTTGAAAAGATGGTGAAAGAAGAAAGGAATGGCCAGCTTCGCCTGGCGGTATAGGAGGGAAAGATGTTAACACCAAAAGATCTTGAAAAATATCATCAGGCCGCAGAGCGGATCCTGAATGCAATGGACAACAGCCCGGTGCCGATCAGCTGGCACGAAATGGACAGAATGGCATTGCAGAGTGTTATCGCAAAGGAATTGATTCTCATTGACAAGGAGGCGAGAAGATGAATGTATGCGAAGTGCCGGATGTGGGCAAAAACATGGAATATAAGCTTGTTACAGAAGATTCCAAAACAAGGGTATATCTGTCCCTGGTGCGAGAATTCAATAAGGCAGAGTATGAGAAATACTATCGTGCCAAAAAGAAAGCAAAAATGAAAAAACGAATTATTCTTGCTGCAAAAGTCATGAAATATGTAGTTCCCGTTCTGGTGAGTACAGTGCTTTATAATGCACTGTCCCAGAGACTTTATATCGAAAGAGGAAGCCACGAAATTGGTTCAGAGGCATTTCTGGTCGGAATGATCGGACTTGGCATCTTCTGTTTCCTTAGCTGGCTCGTAGGAGGTGATGAATATTAAAAAGGCCTTGGATAATAAGGGGAAAGCGGAGTGTAGACGGCACCCACGATCCTATCCAAGACCAGTCAGAACTTTAAAAACAGGTTTGAGACCCATTGTTTTTAAGTCAACGTCATTTTATCACAAAAATAGGAGGTTATCAAGTAGATGAAAGAGGTTTTAGGAAGCTTGCCGGAAGTTATAACGGCATACAAAAATTATAACCTGCTGGTTCCTACAGCAACGGACGTGCAGCTCAATCCATTCTACAAATTCCATGTAGAAGAGGTTCCAGTCGATCTGGGTGAGAACAGCGGAGACATTTTCAAGGTTGGTTCAGTTAAGACTGGGGAGCAGGATGAGAGAGGAAAGGATATCTGGGAAGATGTGTTTTCCTTATCTAAGCCATTACTCAACAAAATGGCTATGGCGGCCGGTATCCAGTTCAATCCAAAGGAAACCTATGGCGAACGGATTGATCGTGTTACATACCGGGCACAGGCTCAGGGAGCCATGCGCAAGGCTGACGGAACGGCCAGAACAGAAACCGACCAGAAGGTGATCTGTCTTGAGGACGAAGAAGAGAAGTATCGCATTGAGTTTGCGGATAAAGCTGCAAAAGGCATAACTGATGAAAAACAGGCACGGGCAGCTGCGGAAATCTTTTCTGGACAATGGGTGGAATCCAAAAATAAATGGGGAAAGAAATGCCAGGCTTTTGTGATTGCGAAAGAAGACAGGGATAGATATATTGATCGCTCCGTCATGGTAAACATGGCACTGCTGAAGAAGACCTGGGCTGAAAAGGCTATGACCGGCGCGAAGCTTCGCGTTATAAGAGCCCTGCTTGGCGTAAAAGGCACATATACAAAAGCGGAACTGCAGAAGAATTTCGCAATTCCTACAGTTATTTTTTCACCGGATTTCTCGGATCCACAGGTCAGACAGGCAATGCTGACGCAGGGCAT